CGGCGACCACCGAGATCTACACGCGTAAGATCGTCGGCAGCGTCAGATGTGTATAAGAGACAGACTTTATCTTTATCCATAACTTTGATTCCTAAATCTTCAGTCAATTTAAATCTCCCTTCATAACTCTATCTTTATATTCCTCTGGAGTTTCTTCTTTAGGTTTCTCTGCTTCTTGTCCAGCATCTGAACTCCCACTTATAGCCCTCTCCACTTTCATATCTTGCAATGCTTTTTCGTTCCTTTCTGTTAAATCATTTAAAGCTGCAATCTTCCTATCTAATACATCTTCATTAGATTCTTTGACTTCTTCTTCCGTAGGTGTTTCAACCGTGTTTGTTTCTTCTACCATTTTTTTATATAAAATTAAATATAAAATTTCCTTTCTTCGTTTGCATTGCGTCTCTAAATTTAGTTAAGAATATAATTGCTGATGTTCCCAGCACTGCAATCAGTTCTGTTTGAGTTATTATTCCATCAGTGAATGCGCCAAAAAAGAATATTAACCCTGCTATTGCAGAGTTCATTAACTTCATTTTCATTGATTCTGTTTGTTTCTTTACCATTTTACAATAATCCTTTTACTCTTTGTTTTTGTGCATTTCCTACTGGTGATTCACTTCCTTCAGTTCTTAATCCACTTGTTCTTCTTGGAGCTTTAAAAGCTGCTGCGTTTCTTGCATTATCTTCTTTAGATTTGTCTAATCCATTCCATCTAATTCCTGCTAAATCTTTTTCTCTATTTTCTAAAAAATCTTCATCTTCTATTGGAACATCTTCTCTTTCTTCTCCCTCTTGTAATGGACCAATCATAGGGGCAGTTCCTTCATTATGTGCTTGCCATTGATTTATTCTATCTAATTGAGTAGCTGCACTTTCTTTTGCAGTTTCTATTCCAGCTCTCCATGTTTTCTTTTGCCACCATGTTATTGGATTTACTAAAGGATTTTTTAATGAGGGTGTTATTGATTCCTCTATTCTATCTTCAGCAGCATATATTCTTAATAAACTATCATTAATTCTATCTCTTGCATCATTAGGGTCTAATCCATTAAAGGAAACATCTCCCATAACTTGATTTATTAACATACCTTCTACTCCTATAATATTATCTAAATTAGCCCAATTTTTTAAAGCATCAGCACTTACAGCTGTAATTCCTAAACCCACAAGTGAAGTTCCACCTATTATTTTTTTAATATTATTAGTTGTAATTTTTTGCCCTTCCATTTTTAATAGTTGTGCATCTATTTGTTTATCTGTCCATAGCCCTGTTTCTTTTAATTTTTTTCTAACTCCCCCTAATCCCAATTTTCTAATATTTTTTTCTCTTAATAATTTTAATGCTTCCATTCCACTTTTTTTATCAGTTACAGTTGTTAATGCTCCTTTTACTCCTAATTTAGTTGCTCCTAATTTAGTTGCTCCTAATTTAGTTCCACCTTTAATAATTCCACCACCACCAAAACTTGTAGTAAAGTCTGCTAAATCTGTTCCTGTAACTGGGGCAGCTTCTCCTGTTTGTCCACCTTGAGCTTGAATTTCTGTTCTGATAGCATCTGCTTCTGCTTGTTGTTCTGGTGTTAGTTCTGCTTCTCCACTTGTTAATAATTTGAATTTCTCAAAAAAACTTAATTTATCAAATTCTTTTTTAGATACCATTATGCTGTTACCTCACTTGGTTGTGCTGTTCCATTTGTTGCATCTTTTTGGTTATCTGAAATTAATTCATTTTCCAAACTTGCTGGGAACTCTAATTCTATATCTACTCCCAATTGAAGTCCAGCTTGTTCTTCAATATATAACTGTTCTTCTTCTATTGTTTGTTGGAATGCTAAGTAAGCTATCTTACTACTTGCTTCAGTTAGAGCTTTACTTCCACCCAATATAATATCTGGCACTCCACTTGCTTGTGTAAATTTATCATCTAAATATTGTAACCATGCCATAGGGTTTAGTGTTGCATTAGGAGCTACTCCTATAACTTCTGGAACTACTGCCCCTTTAGGAATATACATATTTTCCCCATTACTTACTGCTGCATCTTGTTTAGCTTTGAATGCTGCAATTTCTGTAGCGTTATCTGTATCTAAGTGCCATACAATTAAAGGTTTAACATATCTTTGCATGATAATCTTTTGATTCTCCATTACTTCATTCTTAGCTTTAATTATCCATTCAAGGGCATCAATCATTGATTCTCCGTGCATTTCATCAGCTACTCTATTTCTTGATAAATGCCATATTTGATTTATATCAAATTTTTTAGGTTTCTTTCCTTTTACTTTTGAATTTTGTTCATATCTAATTATGATTCCTTTTGAATTTGCAACAATAGTCATTGTTTGTGGGTCTAATGGTTTAAGATTAAATAATGCTCCTGTGTTAGGGTTTCTGATTATTTCTGCAAAAGCATCTCCCCCTACATGATAAGTTCTAATCATATTTTCTAAGATTGTATTAAAGCTATCTACTCCGTTTCCTATCATTATACCTAATTTAAAACTATCTCCAGATGGAGCATTCCACCCTTTTCCCACAGTCCATGTAGCTTTAGCGTCGATAGCTGCTTTCATTTCTGGAATCTTTTTATAATATCCTAACTGCTGTGTCCAGTTGTCGTTAGTCCAGACTGTTTCTTTGCTTTCTCCAGCTCCATCTGTTGTAACTGCTTCTACTGAATAGTCTGTTATTTCGTTACTCAAGTCCGATGCTGTTGCGTTTGCTATATCTAGGTTTGCCATTTTATTGCCTTATTTTGAACGGTAGTCTTACTGTGAATTGTGTTTGTTGAACTGCTGAACTTGGAGTTATATTTGCTCCATCTGAATTTTGGGGGTCTATTCCATAATGCATTCCTGTTCCATTTGTTACTATTTCTATTCTTAATTGGTCTCCTATCATTAGTTTAGTAGTTGGAACGTCGTCCATAATATGATTTATTGTGGTATAATTTCCACCATTTATTAAATTTGCTGTGCTTCCTATTTGAGTATTTGTAACTCCTCTTACATGATATAATTTTAATGTTATAGTTGTTGCTGCATCTGCTTTTGTTCCAAAAGAAAAAATAACAGTCCCAGATAATATTCTTGGACTATTGATTATTCCTGTAAAATAATCTCTTGTCGTATTTCCGTCTATTTGTATTTGTTCTGATAAAGGAGTTTCCCTTCCTATTTTAAATACTGCTTGATTTGCTTTGTCTCTACCAGCATATAGATAATTTACAACTACTCCAGTCCCATCTGCAACATCATTGAAATCAAATGTTGGAATTAATGGAACATTTGGTGTTTTAATTAACGGGGCAGCCATTTTTCTATGTTCAACTCCTTGTCCATATTTGGTAACATTCCTTCTCTTCTTCTATCAAAAGGCCACGCATTACCTGACCTCATCATGTCTTCACTCATTAATAATCCATCTATAAATATATCACCTAATAATCTTCCCCATTTCTCAACCCTATTTTCTGGGTCTATTATAATTTGAACTAATTGCCCTTCTACTAAACCTTTAAGATAATCTCTTGCATCATGACCACCTTCCATGTTTAGCTCTGGAGCATCTATTTCTACTATTCTCATTGGGAAATTGAAATCTCTTTCGTCCCATTGTAGGGTAACTGTATCTCCATCATGCACTTTTGTAACAGTTGCTTCAAAATTCTTTGTTATTTGTTTATGTGGACTTTCCATATATTCTGTATTCATTTGAGTATTCGTAAGCTCTGGAAAGTTTTTAAAGTCGTGCATTTAAGTCCCCTTAATAAATTTTTGAGTATCTTTGTTTTTCAATATTGAGAGGTTATTAAGATAACTATCTCTCAATGCGTTTATTTTATCTGCTGCTTCATTTCTATCAATATAAGCTGAAGTATCATACAATATCCATTCCATCGCTACAAAACTTGAAACAATATCTCCTAATATTGTTTTGGCAACTGCTGTTAATGCTGCCCAATTAGTTGAGAAGTCATATCTTCCTAAATCATTTACAATTCCTTCTGCTCTTAGGACTGCTGCATCTTTCATAGCTTCTGTATAAGAAGCACTTGCTCCAGCTCCAGCTTTACCATCTATTTCTCCTTCTGTGGTCATAATGCTTGTAACTGCCATTATTTATTTAACCTCAATTTTAACATTCTTATAGCAAATGTTAATTCTTGTATTGCTGCAATCTTTGCTAAATCTGTTTCATCTAATACATTATAAGGAGTTTGTTTTCCCTCAATATCTTTTATGTGTATCTCTGCCATTTTATATCCTATAGTATATATATATTTAAACCTTTGTCTTTCATACACCACGCAGCTCTTATTAAAGCTTCTACGATATGAGTGTATTTTCCAAAGATTCTAATGTTTCCATCGTCGGTGTATTCGTATTGTATTGATTTAAGTGATAATGCAGTTTCATCATTTGGCTTCAAATGTATTTTATTGCTTTCCATTAATTTTAAAAGGTTAGCGTATAGGTCTTCTTTTAACAATTTCTTTTTTCTATTTGTATCATGAGTTATACTTCTTGAAGCATTATTGATTGCAACTACTTTTCTTTTAGTCTGGTCTGTATCTAATAGCGAATCAAATACTCCTACTCCTAAACCACCATCATCAATATATATTTTACGATGGTTATATCTACTATCATTCATAATAATCTTTTTAACTGTTTCTGGCAATCTTGTATTTTTAGAAATATCTAAATCTAATTCGAATAGTTCTTCTTTGTTAATTCGTTGTAGAGAGAATAGGACTGTTTCATCTCCCCCCATTCTTGCTACATCTACTCCTAAGAAATTAACCCGACCCTTAGAAGTCAAAGGAGTTGAAGAAGTAGGGTCGGGACTCAAACACCTTGCAATAAGGTCGGTTGAGAAGAATTGCATAAGTTCATCTACGAATTGTCCCAGATATTCTTGTGCATATTGTAGTTTAGTCATTCGTTCCTTTTCTCTTTTCAAGAAATCTTTATCTATTCTTGAACATTCTTCTGAACTTACATGAATTGATTTAAAATTTGGATTTGTATAGCAGTCATAGAAATAGCCACCCTTACCGAAAGGAGTAGACAGTAAGACAATAGAGCCACCCCTACCTTTGGTAGTAGCTAACATCGGAGTTACTGCAGTCCATACAGCTTCTGGAATAAATGCTGCTTCATCTGCTATAAGCAAATCTACAGTATAACCCCTAATTCCTAATCCAGATAATCCTGTAGGTAAACAATGAATTACACAACCATTAGTAAGTTTAAGTTTACTTCGTGTTGGTCTATCTTTACCTCTCTTAATTAGTTTTTTACAATTATCTTCAAACTCATAAAGTATTTTTTCAAATAGTAGGAATGCTTGTCTTTCTACTGCTGCAATAACTAAAATGTTTTTATTCTTATTATTTTGGCAGAATTTTCTTACTTTTCTTGCAATAGCTGTTGATTTACCACTCTGTCTGCCAGAAGTAATACATAGGTCTCCCTCATAGTCTACTGCTTCTTGTTGCCAATCATCTAACTTCAAATTCAACTTTATAAGTTCCACTCAATTCTCTATTTTCTGCAAGTATGTTTCTAATCATTTTCATACTCATAGTATCTGGTTTACATTGGATTAGTTTTATATCCCTTGATAACCAGTTTACGGCTATTATATCAAAAGGAGAGTGACTTCCTGCTGTTCGTTGTGCTATTTGATAACCTAATTTTTTCATTATGTTGCAGATTTTATACTCTTTCCTTCTACCTTTCTCATAATTCTTGTTTGGCAAGTTTTCTCCTTTGTTCTGCAGCTCTTTCTTTGCAATAGTAAGTGCAATATTTAAGTTTTTTCCAGTGGAACATATTAGGAGTTTTGATAAGATGTTCCTTAATCCACCCTTCTAATGTTATTGTCTTTTTACACCACGAACATTGTTTCTGTTTCATAGTTCAATTCTTCCTGCATCTACTAATACTTGAATATATTCTGTTGCAGTCCTTCTTGAGCAACCAAAATCATAAGCTAATACAGATATCAATTTCTTTTTATCAATTACATTGTTTGCTTGCATTGCAGCTTTAACAGAGACTTCTACTTCTCTGATTCTTGCTTTTCGTTTGTTTTCTCTTTTATTTCCCATTGTAATGTGTTTGTGTGTCTTTGTATTTATAAAGATATAGCTATTGGTGTGTGTGTTTTATGCAAGAAAAGAAAGTAAGATAAAGAAAAGAACATGATAATACCATAAAAAAAATATAGGCTTAGCTAAGGGTAAATACCATAAGAAACACACACAATTAACTGACGGTTTGCAAGTATCTTGGGGGTTAATTTGGTTACTATGTAATCTTTCAGATGTTTGGGTTTATAAATATTTATATTCTAAATTATTTTTGGCTGGAGTCCTACACAAAGAAAAGACAAAAAGAACAAGAACCGCTAAGATAGGGTAATGCCCTTGGGGCTCAGCTATTGGCTGAGCCCCTCCCCCCTGGAGGGGGGCTGGGGGGGTGTTAATAACACTGCTGTGCATTGTGCGAAGCACTTAACATACCTTTAGTATGCACAGCATTACACAGCCTTACGGCTGTTATCAGTTGAATATAGATGTTGAGCCGAAGGCGATGTAAACTTTAGCTCTGCTCTTGCTTCCCCCCTACCCTATGCGAATAGGTAATGCATAAAGCTATAGAAGTAGTTGCCCTTAAGGTAAAGGAGCTTCGCTCCTTAAGTAGAGCTAACGCTATTTAAAGCTATGCATTGGGGGGTGGTGCTGTGCTGAGGGGGGAAGTATAAAACAACTTCCCATTTAGCTCTAGGAACTTATTCTTTGTTTAATGCATACTCATCTCTTAGCTTCTTATTGTTCCTATTCAACCTACACAACTCACAACAATACACTTGCCGATTCTTCAATCCAAACAACTCTGCTTTAAACTCTATGTTGCAGTGCTTACATCTCTTCACGATTAACAACTTTAATCACCATGTAAGCCCAAAGCAATAACAGTCCAATACCTATCCACTGCTCAAGTATCATTTATTAATACCTCTGAGGTGTAGTGCTCTCCTTAATTCTAATACAACATCATATGCTTTTAATTCTTCTATCTTAGATAAATGATTGCCATTTAATAAAGATTTAAGTATATTTATTTCTATTTTGTCCATCTTAACAGCACCAGTGAGGCTCTTTAGGTTCTTTAATTAATGAGTCAAGCTCATCAACAAAAGTAAACAAGTCTTTAAGTGTTGGAACAAAGCCATAAGTTGCAATGAATGATTCTTCTATTTTCTTAATATGAGTCATTGTTCCACCTGTCCTCGAAATACCAATAAAGCAATAATCTTAGTTTATCTGTTCCAGTCTTTTTTATTTCTCCATGTTCATCTAAATAAGACTTCTCAATTTCTAAGACCTTTTTAATTCCAAGTTCTTTTATTAACTGTTCAACTTCATTAATAGATATAAAAGAAACGTCTTTATCAATAGTCTCATGAACACAAACGTATACTTTATCGTCTTCTTCGTAGTCTTTGTTTTTAAGTCTCCAATTGATTTCCTTTTTTAAATCTATCCATTTATTATCTATCTTATTGATGTGAGTCATTCTTCCACCCCCTTAAGTCCATGTGCAACCTTAATTAAATCTTTGGCTTCATCTAATTTAAATGCCAAAGCTTCAACAGAATCTGCATATACCTTTAAAACATCATCAGGGGATTTACCCCATCTAATGCTAATCGAACTCTGTGACTCATTTTTAATAAATGTTGTTGATTCATTCATTCTTTACACCACATACAGAACGTCTTTCTCGTCTGACCCTATCATCATCTGCAAAACCTTAAATTCTTCTTGTTTTTCAATCCATAAGTCCGTTTCCATGCCATGTTTAGCAATTAACCTCTTAATACTGGTCTTGTTCGGATAGTAGTCTAAAACGGCTTTATTTTCGTTTAAAGAGATACTCAAAATTAACTTGTTTTTCTTCTCTTTTTCATTATCTAAGTCTTTTACAAGTTCATACCTTGCGGTCAAGATAACAAACTTCTTATTTTTCATTCCTTTTACAGCTGAACCCTCAACTGCTAATCCTTCAATCAATACCATTTTATATTCTCCTGTCCTGTCCTGCCTTTGGCCTGACTATATGACTATAAAGTAATTGTTTCACATTGTAAGCATTTCTTTTCTTCCGAAATACTATCTATCACATCATAAGGCACTCTTTCTTTACATACCTTGCAATATCTGATTCCTTGTTTGTATTTCATATTATATTATTAGTTCCACCCTTTATATAGTTATAGACACACACACACATATATTAGATAATATAAGTCTTTATAAACTCAAATCCCAATTTTGATATCAACTTTTTGAGTAAAAACCAGAGTGCTTTGACGAAGTCAAGCACGGAAGTTTTTACGACATCATATTAATAACTTGAGTATGATTTGTAGCAGGTGCGTGAGTAATATCTAATCTCATAGCTGTTGCTTGAGATGTTTCATACGCATTTATAGTCATAGACCTTGATTTATTTACACCTGGGTCTGAAACAGTAATTCTAAAAATAGTATTGCCCCCAATATTTCCAATGAAAGCTAACTCTGCTGCTGATAACACAACACTATTCTCACCTTTTGACCATACAACATTTGCCCCATTGGCCATAATAACATAACTCGAACCATTAAATATCCAAACATTATATATTTTAGTTGGTGCTGGTCTTCCTACATAAGTATAAGCTCCAGAATTAAATTTAAAAGTTGCTGCACTAATTACATCTGTTCCAACTCCTGAACAATCAATCAAACCGTATGATTGATTATCATAATTTGGAATTAAAAAATTATTATATTCTGCTCTAAGTAATGTTGTTCCTGTAATTGCACCAGTTGATGAATTTACATAGTAATCATTTGCTGCTGCACTAACATAATACAATGTCATTGATAAGTCCCGTCAATTCTAACATGCATTTGCTTTATATCTGCGTGTGGTTGTGCATCAAAAGAAAGATATATTGCTTTACCACTTGCAACACTTCCACTTGTAATGGTAGTGTCTGTTCTTTTACCTGAAGTAGTATCGAAATCATTAATCACTATTGGAGAAGCCAAAGATAGAAATTCATTTGCATATTTCAAATCTCCAGTAACTTGTTGAGTTGATATATCTAATTCAATTTGTATTTTTTCAATAGTTAAATCTTCATCTGCCCATCCTATAAATATTTCATTCGTTATGTCTTGTGCTTCATTAGGATTTATTATTGTAAATTCTTTAACCC